CCGCGATCAAGCAGAAGGTGGGGGCGGCCGCCCAGACTGTCTCCAGCCAGGAGCACGACTACGAGGCAGCCCTCCAGGCTGCCGACCCAGGCATCGCGTCAGCTCTGGCAGCCCTGGGCAAGGACTACGGGCCAGGCCAGGTCTTCATCTGTCACACCCTGGCCAGCGACGCGGCCACGCAGTCAGCCCTGCTCGCCCATGCCCAGGCCACGAACCGGGTCGCTCTGCTCAGCCCCGCTGACGGGGATGCCTCAGCCCTCCAGGCCGCAGCCGCAGCCCTGAGGACGGACACCAACGCCCGCTACGGAGCCCTGTTCGCACCCACCGCTGTCTGCCCAGGAGTGGCAGGCGGCACCACCCGCACGATCCCCTATGCCGCCCTGGAGGCCGGGATTATTGCTCGCAATGATGCCTTGATGAGCCCGAACGTGGCCGCTGCCGGCGACAACGGGCAGAGCACCTTCGCCCTGGACGTGACCACCCGCTACACCGACCTGGAGTATCAGAACCTGAACGAGGCCGGTGTGGATATGGCCAGGCTGATCTACGGCGGGGTTCGCACCTACGGCTACCGCACCCTGGTCGATCCAGCAGGCCCGGATGGAGTCTGGGAGTCCCTGGGCTGGGCCAGGCTGAACATGAGCATCGTCGCCCAGGCCGAGGCCATCGGGGAGCGCTACGTCTTCTCCCAGATCGACGGGCGAATGAAGACCATCAGCTCCTTCGGCTCAGACCTGAGGGCCATGCTGGTGCCGATGTACGAGGCCGGAGCCCTCTACGGGGCCACCCCTGACGAGGCCTTCGACGTGAACGTCGGCAGCCAGGTGAACACCCCGACGACCATCGCCAACGGCGAGCTTCACGCGGTCATCCAGGTGCGGATGAGCCCGTTCGCTGAGTGGGTGGTCATCGAAATCGTGAAGGTGGCCACCACCCAGGCCATCGCCGCCTAAGCGGCTCCCCTCTCAACTCGCGACACCCGCCCCTACGAAGGGAGGCTGAGCCATGGCCGGCTCACGCAAGGATCAGTACGACATCACCGTCACCTGTGCAGGTCGCAACCTGGGCACCTGGGACAAACTCACAGGTGGCGAGATTGACTCTGACGAGACGACCTACAAGCCTGGAGGGATGGGCAACCGCATCAGCCTCGGGGGCTCTGTGAACGTCGGCAACGTCACGGTCGAAAAGCTCTACGACCTCCAGAACGTTCACGCCATCGTCCACTGGCTCCTCCCCCTGGTGGGGAAGGCCACACTCGTCGTCAAGAAGCAGCCCCTGGACGTGGACGGCAACGCCTGGGGCAGGGCTCTGGTCTACACAGGCAAGCTCAAGATGGTGACCCCGCCAGAGGTGGACTCTGAGGCCTCTGACGCAGCCCTCCTGGCCCTTGAGATGACGCCCGTGGGCACGGTGGCCTGATGGCTCCCAGGACAGACCCCATGGTGGAGGCCCTGGAGGAGCAGGACGCTGCCGAGGGCAACGGCAACGGCCACATCCCTGGAGCTGCCGCCTCCGTCTGGGATGTCCTGCGCCAACGCCGGGAGGAGCTGGCAGCAGACCGCCACTACGACCTGGAGGTGGCCGGCACCAAGGGCCTACTCAGCCTCAGGCTGGCAGCGTTCACAGGCCAGAAGCAGGCAGCCCTGACCGAGCGGGTGATGAAGTCCAGGAGCCCGGAGCGGGACTTCAACCTGAACGCCGACTACCTGATCGCCGCCTGCCAGGCGATCCTGGGCAGGCTCGACACCTCCCAGCCCCTGGAGGTGATGACCGACCAGGAGGGCGAGCCAGTGACCTTGGCCACCCTCGCCCACTCGCCGGCAGCCGCCCAGCTCGGCCTCACCCCTGGCATCCCCACCAGGGAGGTGGTGCGCTACCTGTTCGGCTTCGCTCCGAGCCCTGAGATAGCCGTGGGCAGGGCAGCCTACGAATACATGGAGTGGGCCTCAGCCAGCGGGGTCGATCTGGATGAGGAGGCCCTGGGGGAAGCCTGACGGAGGTGCAGGCAGCGGCCCAGCTCGCCTTCTACGGCCTCCCTGCCTGGCGCTTCCTGACCACCAAGGACAGTGGGGAGCGAGCCCTCCTGCTCGCCCTCGCTGACCAGGCCGACCGCCTCCAGTTCGAACTGGAGAAGCGGCTGGCCGTCCAGATCGCCAACGCCTTCGTGAGGGCCAAGCTGCATGGCTAGCACCGACATCGTTTCCATCCTGCTCAAGCTGGAGCAGGTCAGGCAGTTTGTGTCTGGTGCAGACCAGGCCTCCAAGGCCGTGGGCAAGGTTGGCACCGAGGCTGAGAAGACAGGCAAGAAGGCCGGCATAGGCTGGAAGGGGATCGCCAAGTGGGCGGGTGGGGCTGCCGTGCTCTACGGCACCCAGCGGGCCCTGAGGGATGTGGTCAGCTCCACAGAGAGCCTGGCCAAGTCCACAGTGGGGCTCCAGCGGCAGACCAACCTGGACACCCAGACCGCCTCGGAGTGGGTCGGGGTGCTCAAGGAGCGCGGCATCTCCACCACCCAGTTCCAGGTGGGGCTCAAGACGCTCTCCAAACAGATGGAGAAGTCCAGGACAGGGACTGCCACCGAGACTGCCCAGATGAAGGACTTGCGGGCCCAGTACGCCGCTGTGGCTGACCAGGGCGGCAAGAAGGCCCCGGCAGCTCTGGCCAAGCTCCAGGCCCAGATGACCAGGGTGGGTGTGGCCGGCGACAAGTCCAGAGCCCTCCTCGACAAGCTGCACGTGCCCCTGGATGCCATCCGCAAGGGTGACACCAAGACGGTCATCCTCGACGTGGCCCAGGCCCTCTCCCAGATGAAGAATCCTGCCGAGCGCTCGACCGCCGCCCAGGCCCTGTTTGGCAGGACAGGCATCGCCCTCCTGCCCATCCTCCAGAAGGGGCGGAAGGGCATAGAGGAGCAGCTCGGGATTCAGGAGCGGTACGGGAACTACCTGAGCGGCAAGGGGGTGGACTCAGCCAAGAAGCTGATTGAGCAGCAGCGGGAGATGCACGCAGCCATGGAGGGGGCGAAGGTTCAGCTCGGCCAGGCCCTCCTGCCCGTGCTCGTCCAGGTGATGGGCATGATCGTCAAGCTCGCCCGCGTCTTCGCCCCGTTCACCAAGAACGCCACCCTGATGAAGATTGCCGTCTTCGGGCTGGTCACCGCCTTCATCGCCTACCAGATCGCCATGACGGCTGCCACCATCGCCACCACCATCTTCCAGACTGCGGCCCTGCCCGTGGTGGGCATCACCCTCGGCATCATCGCGGCGGTGGCCCTCCTGGCCGTGGGCATCTACCTCCTCTGGAAACACTGCAAGACCTTCCGCGATGCCGTCAAGGCAGCCTGGGAGATGGCCAAGCAGGCCTTCGCCGGCATCCTCAGAGCCGCCCAGGTGGTCTGGCAGTGGGTCAAGCAGAACTGGCCGCTCCTGCTCGCCATCCTGGCCGGCCCCTTCGCCGTCGCAGCCCTGGAAATCAAGCAGCACTGGGGGGCGATCAAGACGTTCATCCTCGGGGTCTTCGACGCGATCAGGGCCAAGGCCACCAACGTCGCCAACGGCATCGCCGGGGTCTTCCAGCAGGTGGTGGGAGCGATCCGCTCAGCCCTGAACACCCTGATCCGAGGATGGAACGCTCTCCACTTCAAGATTCCGGGCTTCAAGGCTGGGCCGATCAAGTTCGGAGGCCAGACCATCGGGCTGCCGGCAGTGCCCACCCTGGCCCAGGGCGGCTACGTGCACCGGGCCGGGATGGCTCTGGTGGGCGAGCGAGGGCCTGAGCTGGTCAGCCTGGACAGAGGAGCCAGGGTCAGCCCACTGCCGGCTCCAGAGATGGCGGTGGCTGGAGCCCCAGCAGGCTCCCTGGGAGCTGACATCGTGATCCCGCTCTACCTGGACGGCAGGGAGGTGGCCAGGTCTGTGGCCAGGGTGACCGCCGACAAGCTGGCCAGGCGATGACGGCCCCCCCCATCGGCTACGTGCGGGTCTACACCATTGACCCACCCCTCTCAGTCATCGCCCACCTGGCCGAGGACAGGCCAGAAGTGACCCAGGGCTACGGCGGCTGGGAGGAAGTCGCCAGGCCCAGACGCCCGCCGATCACGACTTTCAAGGGCTCACCAGCTCTCCATCTGAGCCTGTCGCTGCTCCTGGACGGCTGGGCCACCGGCCGCTCGGTCGAGCACGACATCACCGCCCTCCAGAGGATGGGCAGCCCGACCGCCGCGAGCGGGGAGCCACCCCGTCTCCACATCCAGGCCAAGGGCCAGGCCATCCCCTACCAGGCCCGCCGCTGGGTGGTGGACACCATCACATGGGGCGATGCCATGATGAATAAGAACGGGGATCGGGTCAGGCAGCACGCCACCCTGGCCCTGATCGAATACGTGGAGGATGTCCACCTCCAGGAGCGCTCCGCAGCCAACCGCCGCCGCACCAAGGCCAAGGCCTTCAAGTCCAAGCGTGGAGCTGCCCACAAGCGCATCCAGGCGAAGCACTCCCACAAGCCCAAGAAGGCCAGCCGCAGCAGCGCCATCGCAGACTCCAGCTTCGGCATGGGCGAGAGCCTGGCTGACATCGCAGCCAGGGAGCTGGGAGATGCCAGCCGCTGGCCTGAGATAGCGAAGCTGAACGGGCTCCGCGACCCGAGCGCGGTCAAGCCTGGCCAGGTGCTCCGCTTGCCGTGAGCCCTGACCAGCTCGCGGCGGCGGGGGCCTTCCTGTCAGGTGCCGGCTCAGTGCTCGGGGCCTGGTTCGTACTCAGAGGCAGCCGCAAGCGGATGGAGCAGGAGTGCCAGGAGCGGATACGCCTCCTCAAGGAGGGCATCACCATCGCTGACCACCTAGAGCACCCGGAGATGGAGCCATGACCTTCCTTCGCAGCCACCTCGTCAGCCTCGGCCTGGCCGGCGTCCTGGCCCTGGCTGGAGCCTCAGGCTTCCTGGCCTCACAGGCCCTGAGCGCCAGCCAGCAGGCCACCCGCACGGTCACCGTGAACATCCCGACCGCTGGCCCAGGCCCCACCGGCCCGCAGGGGCCTCAGGGGCCAGCCGGCCCGAAGGGTGACCCAGGCCCGACCGGGCCAGCAGGAGCCCAGACCTGCCCAGCCGGCTTTGAGCTGGGCGACCTGGTTATCAATCACCCAGGAGGCCAGGTGACGCTCCACACCTGCCTCAAGACCTGAGCCGATGGTGGCCCTGGCTCGCAGCTCCACGCCCAGCCATGAGGCTGACCTCAGCGTCAGCTCCCTGGTGCTGGATGTCGTCAACCGCAAGGTGCGGGGCCTGGACACCCAGATCGCTGCCTCCATCACAGACGGCCAGGTGGAGCGCACCATCGAAGGGGCCTCCAGCCTGACCCTGGTGGTACACGACCCCGACCGCTTCCTGCTCCGCTCAGGGGTCTTCGGCTACGCCATCGACGTGCGGCTCGACCGGCTCTACTTCCGCCTGGTCAAGGTCGCCAAGCAGGCCTCTGACCTCACCCTCACCTTCGAGGATCGGGAGGTGAGCTACCTGAGGCAGAACACCGCCCCGAAGAAGGCCTCCCGCGCCAGCGTCACCCGCGCCGAGTTCGCCCTCTCCCTGGTCAGGGAGGTGCACAAGGGTGGCGGCATCCCGTTCATCTGCCCTGAGCTGCACACCCAGCAGAAGGTGGCCATCCAGAGCGACCGTCAGAAGCGCACCGATAGCTCCAGGGCCACGAACCGGCAGAAGGGGCTGAACCGGAAGGCGAAGCTGACGGTCAAGGGCAAGGAGGCAGACCTGGGCCAGATGAAGCTGGCTGAGCGGGTGCTGGATGTGGCCGACTCGCTGACTGCCGGCGAGAAGGCCTCAGTGGCCCTGATGGAGGCCTGCATCGTGGAGTCCCTCATCACGAACCCCTCAGGCACCAGCGCAGACGGCTACGGCTCCAGGGGAGTGCTCCAGGTCAGGGACTCCACCGGCAGCTCCATGGGCATCCGCAACACCGACCCCAGCCAGTGCGCCAATGCCTTCCTGACCAGAGGCTTCACAGGCAAGGGCGGTGCGATGGAGCTGGCCCGCAAAAATCCCTCCTGGACGGCAGGGCAGATCGCCCAGGCAGTCCAGGGCTCGGCCTACCCGCGCCGCTACGACCAGTACCAGGGCGAGGCCAAGGCCTTCGTGGACGCCTACAGCGGCTCAGGGGTGACCGCCTCCACCCGCTCCATCACCAAGACCCTGCCGTACCAGTTCCGCCGAGGCGGCACAGACGGCACCAGGGAAGACTCCTGGACGTGCCTGCAACGGCTGGCCCAGGAGGTGCAGTGGCGCTGCTTCATCTCGGCCGGCTCGCTCTACTTCACCAGCGAAACAGACCTGCTCAAGGCCAAGCCCAGGCTGATCGTGGACGAGGCCGACCCTGCCATCCTGGGGATCGACTTCGACCTCGACTCAGGCAAGCCGATCCATGAGGTGACCATCACCGCCAGGGCCAACCGCTGGGTGGTGGCCCCAGGAGCAGTGGTGGAGTTGACCGACGACATGGGGCCGGCCCAGGGCCGCTACCTGGTGGCGACCATCGACCGGGGCCTGTTCGACGCCACCGCCACCATCGTCTGCCGCAAGCCGATGAAGCCCCTGCCTGAGCCCCCGAATGACACCACCCAGGTGTCCATGAGCACAGGCGGCGCGGTCAGCACCAAGGCCGGCACCGTGGAGGGGAGCCTGGCCGGCAGCACCGTGGATAAGGCCTACCAGGCAGCCCTCCAGATCACGGCCAAGCGCTACCCCTACGTCTGGGGCGGCGGTCATGCCCATGCTGGAGTCCCTGACCACGGCCAGGGCAGCCCTGCCATCGGCTACGACTGCTCGGGCTCGGTCAGCGCCGTGCTGGCCATGGCTGGCATGGGCCTGGAGATGCTAGGCCCAGCGATGGCCTCAGACGCCCTGATGAGCTGGGGCGCAGCCGGCGAGGGTGACCACATCACCGTCTACGCCAGACCAGGCACCCGCACCGGCCACGCCTTCATGGTCTTCGGGCCAGGTGTCGGCAAGCCCACCTCTCAGCACTTCGGCACAGGCGACTGGGGGAAGGGCTGGGGCGGGGCCGGCCTGAATCCCAGGATGCATCCCACCGGGGGCTTCACCGCCCGCCACTGGCCAGGAACCTGATGCCAGATCTGGACGAACTGCTCAGACGGCAGGACATCGAAGCCCGCGCAGTGGTCAGGGGCACCATCGCCACCAGCCCTGTGAACGCCGACGATGACCTCTACGTGACCGTCCCTGCCTTCGACGGCAGCCGGGTGCAGTGGGGGCCATGCCCCTGGTCGCCCTCCTCGACCCTGCCCCAGCGCGGCGATGACTGTCTCGTCCTGTTCGATGAGCAGGAGACGCCCTGGGTGATGACCCTGGCCCCCACAGAACTGGGGGAAGACAACCTGGTGCGCTACCTGGGCACCGAGGGCATGACCGTGACCGCAGGGGCCTGGAGGTTCGTGGCACTGCGGGCAGGCCAGCAGATCGGGACTCCCTGCTTCGAAATCATCCCGGCTGGCCAGCAGTACGCAGGAGCGATGCGCTGCCTGGCCACCGGCATCTACGCCCTGACCGCCAGTGCCCTGTTCAGCTCTGCCCAGCAGGTCGGGGAGCGAGCCGTCCAGATCGTGAACCTGCGCGACGGGACTGCCTACCACGCCCAGAACGGCGAGGCGACCGTGAAGGCGATCCCCTCTCCGCTGATGACTGGCTTCGAAGCCCAGCTCCTGGTGGACGACATCATCGGCCTCCAGGTCTACTCCGACACCACCACCAGCCTGGCTGCCGCAGTCGGCTCAGTCTGGCTCTCAGCCGCCCGGATCGTGACCGGGGCAG